GCTCCTGCAGCTTTAGCAAGCTCCTGGGCGCGATCGGCAACTTGGTGACTCGTCGGCATTGGGACCTCTTTGGAATGAAATTTGCGCAGCTCGGCGACGCCGTCCGCTTTGATCATGGAAAAAGTTGCATCAGGAAGGCACGGGAGATCCACAAGCGAAACCTCGCACGGATCGGCGGTGTAGCGCTGCAATCCGGTGTCTTTATCGAGCCAACGCTTCACATATGCGCCGCCTTGACTGAAACCGGTGTAGACGCCCTCGACCACCTTGTTCCATTCGGCGTCATCAACGACCTTGGCGCAGATCTCGATCTGCTTGGCATCGTCGTTGAACTCGATCATCGTCACTTTGCCGGCAGCGACATTGCCATGCATCGCCCGGACGTTGCCAAGCGACTTCCCGTCGGTCGACTTGGAAATATCGGACGACCACTTCTCATAGAAGGGCTTCGTCGTGGCGTAATCGCAGATCTCCCCCGACCGATCCTCCGTTTCCCCGGTCGCGATGCCGTAAACGAGCCTTTTGGCTACGTCGACCTTCGTGATCGGAATGAAAAGTTTGAGGTCGGCCATAAACTACTCTTCCTCTTCGGGCTCATAGCCCTTTCGCGCCGTCATCGACGGCCCGGTCTGAACTTTCGGCGTTGTCGCCGCCGGGGACCCCTGTGTTCCCTTCGGAACTCCTATCCCAGGAGCCCCCGGAGGTTTTGGGGGAGAAATCTTCGCCCGAGCCTTCAATCCTTCGATTGTGTTGGCATCCACGGGAATCATTCCAAGGGCGGTATAAATCATCGGAACGTCGAAGGCGGGGTTATCGATCCTATCTATCCCCACTTCTATTCGTGCTTCGTTTAGACTCTTTATACCTAATTTCACCTGTCCGTCAAGTATGGTCGCCTTGGCGGACTCGTCGACGCTATCTTCGCGGCCAAAAATGAACTCGACGTCGGGTGCCTCAAGCTCTGTGTCTATTACATCATCGATTAGTTCCTTGACCCAGGCCATGATCGGCACGAGGCCTTCTTCCTCGGCCGACGCCTTTTGCGTGTCGCCGGACGCCCGGTTCGTCTGCTTGATGAGGCTGTTCGGTGAAACCGAGAAGGCAAAGCAAACGACGCGCGACAGCCAGTCGTCGAATTCCGCCTTCAGATCCGGTTCTTTGGTCTGATGGAAGTTGGCGCCGGTCCCGCCCGGCATGAATTTGACCTTCCGGCGTGCGCCCTCGGAGCCGCCGAAGTAGACGTCCCAATATTTCTGATAGGCCTTGATTTGGTCAGGCGACCAGGTATCCGGGACGTTGGCGATCGCGTCTGGAATATTTCCTTCCGTGAAATAAGCTGTCGTGAAAGCTTGCCGGCGCAGCGCCAAGTTGACCGTGGCGATGATCTGCTCGGTCGGGGAATACCCGTAAAACGAATTGGAGCGAACGTTGCGCGGCTTATAGATCAAGTCGCGCACGGAATAGTCAACCGCTGGGTAGCCCTTGAGGATTTGCTGATAGGCGACTGGATAGATCGTTTTCCCACCCTGCTTATACGGCAGCGGCGTGCGTCCGAAGCTGTCAATTACCGGATTCAGCGTGGCTCCATCGATCGGATACAACGCTGTCAGCTTTCCGCCGCGATTCCGTTGCTTATAGACCGCTGGCGCGTCGATGACGAATAGATCCTCGAGCAGCATCCCGAGCCACTCGGAAAACGTGTGAAAACCGTCCGGCTTCTTAAAGAATTGCGTGACCCGCTGAGTTTGCTCGGAAACATCTTTCTTGGTGTGCCGGTTTTTCGGCTGCAGGCTCCAATGGAGGCGCTTGGCCTGATCTTTGCGCGTCTCGATGACGAGGCGCAGCAGATCCCAGTTCTCCGCCATGGCCCGCAGAGTGTGAAAATCGACGGGCTTATAGACACGGGAAACCGTGTTTAGGTTATATCCGGAAGGATAATCGGTCTGGCGGCTGGCGACCCCCGGGGGCGCGATCGGGAAGATCGGCTGAAGTGGTCCGAACCAATCCGCGCCCTCAACAGGCTTTGGAGCCGGGGCGTTCGGATTCCCATACGAAATTTCAACCTGATAAGCGCTCTGGTTGACGTATGCTCCTGCGCGGCCGCCGCGGGTAGGGGCGTCTGCCATTAGATGGCCTCGGTGCTAAATGCCACGCTTAGACTTTTCCACCGGTGACGCTGTGCGTCCAACCACTTCCGGTCCAGGTCACAACCGCGCCGACGGTCGTGTCGAGGTATCGTTCCCCAACTTTGGGCGCCGTTGGACGAAGGGCGGTCGTCCCGACTTGGGCATTCGGTCCGGCGGTGTTGATCCAGCCATTAGCGATCAGGACCTTGGCGTCGAATTCTGGCACGTCAACGGTAGATCCCACGTTGCACGAATAGGTGCGCCCGTTGACCGCCATCGGCTCGTGAGTGTTATTGTCAGGGGGTGTCAAACGCCAATTGGCCATGGATTCTCCTATCTATCCGCAATGCTTACAGCAATTTCGGCGCAGAGTCTAGGTCGCCGCTCTGCCCGCTAATTCAGGTAGCGCTCAACCGTATGGACACCATTGTTCCGATCTTCCTGCTCCGCGGCGAGGCGGCGGTAGAATTCAACCATGCCGGACGTGTCAGCGGTCCCGAGGAGGTCGGTCGCGGCCCAGACATATGCGTCGGCGTGGTCAGGCGATCCCGCGCCCTTGTAGCCACCCTCTGAGAATGCGCAGAGCTGATCCTCGAGAATCGGAAAATCCCCGACGTGATGGATGCGGCCGGCAGCGGCGTGGACCGAGATCGGCTCGGCCCGGACGATCTTGCCTCGGGTCGCGGAAACGAGCCTAACGGGAACGTTCGGGTCGACTGCTTGTATGGTGGACCGAACCATCTCCCCGCCGAAGTTTGCCTCGGCTATGATCGCGTCGGCGCTGTATTGGTGGTAGAGAGCGACCGCCCTCGTCGCCCATTGCTGCGGGCCGGCGCGCAGCGATCCGTCCTCAAGCACAAAGGCGTGGCCGATCATATTTTTGGCCATGACGACAATTCCGATTTCGTCCTTTGACGTGTCCTCTTCGTTTCGGGCGCCCGATGGATCGACCGCGACGACCACGCGCTGGCGATCGGAGATGGGGATCTCGCTCGGCTCGACGCGGTTTTTCGCGATGCTTTCGTAGGTCCAGAGCGCGCCCTCGACCTCGTCGACGAACACCCCCTCAAAGAAGCGCTTGCGCTGCTTGTCCGGCTGGTAGGCTAAGCTATCCAGAAACTTTTTGCTCAGGTTGTGAGCGTTATCAACCGGATTGAGGTTCGCATAGACGTATTCGTGCGGATCGCGGAGCTTTTTCTTGCTGACCGGGTCGACCTTTTGAACGAAAAGCTGGTTGGTCCAATGCGACTTGCCGACGGGGTTCAAATCGACGTAGGCGCGCTGCGGTATGGCATCATGCACCTGCGCCAGGCGGGTCATCGCGACAAGGAACGACGCGAACGGGATCTGCGACGCCTCGTTGAGGAAAATCGTTGAAAACTCGGTGCCCAGGATCTTTTCGACGCGTTCTTTGTCGTCGAGGCCACCGATCCAGATCTGAGAGCCGTTCGGAAGCTGAAAATATCCGTCCTGCCGGGCTTCTTCGAGCTTGAGGCCGGGGAAACAGATCCGAACGACGTTGGGCAGCGTGTCGAGCGCCAATGAGTGCCGCGCCGCGTTGCCGCGGAACCTCAGCATGGCGTGGCGTGTCCCCGCCGCCATCGCCGCGCGCTTGAGGATGGCCCGAACGATCAGAAAGGTCTTGCCGGAGCGCGTCCCGCCGTAGAGGCAGGAATGCCGCGCGACCGGCGCGGCTAGCGCCTCCCACGCCGCGCGCTGCTTCGGGCTGACTAGGATCTGCTCCGGTTTCAGCTCCGGCTTCCGGCCCTCCCCTATTTCGAGGAGTTGGGCTCGCGTCGCCTTTGGCCCGAATATTGACATTTCCTTCACGGACGGGAGGAGATACTCGGACACTAGAGACCCTTATCCTCCTCGCCGAAATTCAGCGTAATCGGATCTTGGTTGACCTTCTCGTCGATGCTGAACGCCACGCGCTCGAGGCCCTGGACCCGTGTGTGGATACGAGAGAGCTTCTCGATGATGTCGGACACCGATTCCTTGTTGTTCATGAACGGCGCCTCTATCTCAGATCCATCCACGAAGATCTTGATAGGCTTACCGTCCATATAGGCGTCGAGGCGCTCGGTCAGTTTCGAGGTGATGCCGCGCAGGCGCCGGAGGTCTTTTCGATGTTCTAGAACAACGAGAACCGCCGACTGCGCCATCGCCTGAACCATTCGTTCCTCGTCTTCAAGGAACTTGGTGTTGGAGGGCGCGAGGTTGCGACCTTTGCCGTCATCATCAGGTTTGTGCTCTTCGGCAAGCCGGCTTTGCAGAGCGATCTTAAAACGGTCTTTGAGATCCCGCTGCCAATTTTCAGACTTGGCGCGCTTGAGGAGCATCTGCGTCGACATATTGAATTGTTTGGCGAGAGCCGCGTCGGAAATATTCCCGATACGCCATTTAAGCTCTACCGCCTTCCAATCGTACCGCGGCCGGGTGTCGGGAATTTTTTCAAGCGCCGTCATGAATCCAATCCTACGAAAAATACACATCTCGCGCCCGAGGGGCCGCTGTCGAATACCCGCATTTTAACGCGGTCAGCGGAGATCATCGGCCAGACCGGGGCGTGAACGGTTTGGGGAATTCCCCGCTGTTTGATCAGGCGTTGCGATTGGATCTCGGCCATGGCCTTACTTTCAGCGTCAGAGACGTGGACCGCCCACTGCAACTCCTCGATCGCCTGGTCGCGATAGATGTGACCGTGCTCACCAGCCATTGAGGGTAGAGTGAAGGTCTTCTGCACCATTACGAAAGGCCAGCTCGATCCGACGGCGCGGTCCTCGTCCTGCTTCGAATTCTTCCGGCTCATTTACCGCGCTCGTCGCGCGCCGATGCATAGATCGGGTTTTTACACTCCGCACTCCATTCCCCGGTTGCCGCGTATTTGGCGATGGTGTCTGCATTCTCAAACAGCCGCCGGATCGTCGCGGAATTGTCGAAGCTGTGCTCGCCGATCAATAATTCGATTGCCCGCAGCCGGACGTTGGCCAGCAGGCGGACCCCGGCGAGTTCGGAATTGGTCAGCGCCCTCGCCTGGATATCTGGGTCTGGAAGCGGATGGGCTGTCCAAGTCCCGACCTTGACCTCAAGCTCGTAGACCTGGCTTTGGAGCCCCATCTGCTGCAATCGGAGGGTACTGAGGTCGCTTGCCGTTTGTGCGTCTTGAGTCATTTTTTTAATCCTCCGTTGCGAGGGGAAGTCTGGCGGGGCCGGAGACGCTCTCATGGTCAAAGCATCTGTTTTGGTAGGAGCGCTCGCGCTATCCCCGCCAGATTTAATCATCGTATAGAAGATGATCTATTCGATGTCAAGATAGATAGAAAGCGGCGTTTAATTTATCCACTCAGGAAAACGCCGAAAGACTGAGGCAACTCCCTGTAGCCGGAGGGAAAGGACAAAACCTTCACGGCAGGGATGGACGCCATTTCTCGGGCTTGGGCTAAATGAGCATGGCACCGAGGCGTGTCCATTTTGTAACAGTGATCTATCACTATGTCAAATAGACGAAAGGGCCCGGATTTCTCCGAGCCCTCCTGTCGTGGCCTACTGACCAATCATCGCCGCTCTTCCCTTTCGGGCGCTTTCAAGCGTGTTGGGATTTCGCCACGGCATTCACGGCGTCCCGGGCCATCTGGTTACGGAGCCCGGCGCGGTCAAGTGCACGGTCTGGATACCGAGCGCAAGTTTCGTGTCGTTGAGATTGCTGATCAGGGTTTCTTGCCGCCAGGCCAGCGTCGCCCACTCCTGGTTCGCTGTGTCCGCCTTCTCGAGTGCCGCTTGGACGCGCTCCAGTTCCTTTTCAACGATTTGGATATACCCTTCCCTATTATCGTTGATCCTGGCAAGCGCTATGATTTCGGCTTTCTGCTGCTCGTTGAGGTCATGCAAGGAGGTATTGGCCGCTAGAAGGACTTGAATGTTTACCTGCTCGCCGTCAACCTCGGAGGTCAGGCCGGCATCGACTTCCTGATCCAGGGCAGCGTTTACGGTTTCAAGCTCATCCTGCAGCCGCGCGCGATCGGCGACTGCGGTTTCGTAATGCTTAAACAAGAGGCCGGCCACTCCGGCGTCGACTCGCAATTCGATTGCCATGAAATTCTCCTTTGGTTGCAAAATGGATCTAGAAATTACGCGGTGCCGGGGGAAGCCTCGGCGTGGCAAAGCATATGGAACGCGACGGCCCACATAGCGTTGAGTACCTTCATCGTCTCGGTCGAGAAACCCCGCAGGATTGCATCCCCGGCAGCCTCATCAACTTGACGAGCGGCTGCCGACATGGCCTGGGAGCGCTCTTGGTTGCCGAGCTTCCATTGCGCGTCAGCAGCCCTCCGCAGCTTCCCCGCTATGTCAGTGGTCATAGAGGACCTCGCGCCAATGGAGGACCGAGCCACCGTCTGTCTTCGTCACGGCGCCGTCGGCAGGAACATGGGCTTTGTTCCACAACGAGAAGAACAGTGGCGGCGCTGGCTTGGCGAAGTCCTCGTCTTCTTCCTGTTGAACGAATTCCTCGTCGACGTCCTCATGAATCCACTCAACCAATCGATCGCGATTCTGGGAACGCCCTGAGATGTCGTATTCGAGGACCTGGGCGAC